CGCGCCGGTGGCCTGCGCGATCCGTAGAAAGTCGCCGAGGACTTCGTCGACGTCGGCGCCGGTTTCCCCGAACTGTGTCATAGCGGCGTCGACCGCGCCGATCGCCTTATTCGTGTCGACCTCGGCAACCCGTGCGAAGTCAAGGAACGCTTCGGTAGTCGCTTCGAGCTGGTCGCCTGTCTCACCGAAGAACGTGTTCACGTCGGCCAGGGTGGACGCGACGAGGTCGGCCGAGTCGGGCACGGTCGCGAGGACCGACTTCGCGGAGTCGACGAGCCCGTCGAGCGCGGCCCCGCTGGCGCCGGTGCCCTTGATGATGGTGTTCTCTAGTTCGTCGAATTTTGAGCCGAGCGCGGCGAGTCCGGCGGTGACACCCGCGCCGACAGTCGCGAGACCGGCGAACGCTTTCCCGACGCCCTTAGCGAACCCGCCGATCCGTTTCTCGGTTTGGTCGAGAACTTTCCGAAGCGGCGCGGCGTTCCCGGTGATGGGGATGGAAATGCTCTTGGCCATTATCGGAGTCCGTACCGTTTCGTTAGTTCGTTGATGCGCTGCTCGTAGAGTTCTAGGACCTCGGGACGTTTCGGGTCTAGTGCATCATAGACGAACGGTTGCGGGCGGATTCGACGATCGGGCCACCCGAAATGTATCGGCCCGGCGTAGAGCGCAGCGCGGCCACCGCCGAACCCGACACGGACCCGGCCGCCGGAGAGGACCGCGGTCGCCCGGATACTGTCCCGGAGACGCCCAGAACGGACCGGGGCGCGTCGTCGGGCATCCGTAGCGACGATCTCGGCGGCGGCCTTGTGGACGTCTTTTAGTTCGGTCTTCGTGTCGTCGGAGACTTGTCGGAGCGCGCGCGACGATTCGCGGAGGCCGGGGATACGTTCGGCGCCGTCTCTACCGGGGTCGATTCGGAACCCGTAGATTCCCGCCATGTTTGCGCGCCTCTCTGCTCTGTCGCCGGAGCCGTTCGTAGAGCGCCCGGATGACGAGCGGGTCGGCGTTGATTATTTCCGAGGGGGCTAGACCGGTCGCCAGCACTAGGTCGGCGACCATTTCGGCTAGCCCGCCTCGGACGTAGGAGGGTTGGCGTCCTGGAATTCGACCGACGCGACACCCTTGCGCCATTCGGCGAGCGGTTTCACGGTCAGCCCCGAGTTCTTTTCGGCGATCCACCCGATCGTTGCGAGGTGCTGGAGTTTGAGGTTCTGCGCCTGGAACGCGACGGGGACCCCGATCTTCGTCACCTCTTCGAACTCGCACAGATCAGCGAACCCGAGGTCGTAGGTGCCCTCTTGACCGTCGGTGTGTGCGACGGTCACCCTAAACCGGAACATGTCAGGACGTGGCCCTGGTCAGGGTCCCGCCCTGGAAGTCGACCGAGGTGGTCGAGAGGTCGCCGACGCTGCCGTCGATCGGCTGGTATCCGGCGACGTAGGTGTCGGCGAGTGTCCAGGAGGGGTTCGTCGCGCCGACCGCGGCCGACGTCGGCAGGATCACGACGGTAGTCGTAGTGCCGACGAGCCCGTTCATGGTGTCGTCGACCGACGACGATCCGAAGTCCTGCTGGAATTCGACGGTCGCGGACGCGTTCGTCAGCCCGCCGGTGAACTTGTGCGCGGTGTCACCCATCGCGGTCACTTCGACGGCGTCGACCTCGTAGTTGATCGTCACCGAGGTGACGTGGTCGGATAGGTCGACGCTATTCACGGTCACCGACACATCGGTGAGGACGATCTGAGCCATGTTCTACTCCTCGGGGTCTGCCGCTTTCCGGCGGCTCTTGGGTTGTGGGGCGGGTTCGGGTTCCGGTTCGTCGACCTCGGCGAGATGTCCCGCCGCGAGCAACGCCCCGATGTTACTACCGGCGAGGTCGTCGGCGCTGATAACGGTCCCGGCGGGCCATGCCATCCGGTCCGATGTCACTCGGTACGTCATGGGGCCACCATACACCGCACGTCGAACTCGGCGCCGAGGTACACCTCGTCACCGGAGAGGACTTGGCCGTAGTTGTTGCACCGGTCGACGATCGTGTCGGCGGCGACCCCGCCCAATGTCCGGTCGGCACGGATGAGCGCGTCGACGGAGTCCGGTCCGTGAACGAACACGTCGAGCGCATCGGCGGCGGATGCGAGGTCGAACCGTTGGAGCATCACCGACACCCGGAACTCAAACACGGTCAGACCCTGCCCGCCCATCGCCTGGTGATATGCGGCGGGGATGTTACCGGGGACGATCACCGCGCACGGCGTCGTGTAGACGTCGGGGACTTGGACGTAAACGACGGAGAGGTTCGCGGACGCGTCGAGCGCGGTCGCGAGCGCCGCTTTCACGATGCGGTAGTCGGCCACGGTCAGCCGACCCCGAAGAGTTTCACGCCTTGGAGTAGCGCGGCGACGTCCGGGTCGGTGCGGGAGATGCGGACCGGACCGAAGTCGGAGATGGCGCCCGCCTGGAATCCGAGCGGTGACGCTTTGCGCTGGAATAGGCGGCACGACATAAGTAGGGCGGCCTGTTTGATGTTCGGCGGCACGGTCGCGGTGTAACCGAACACGCCGGTGATTTCGACGGTCGGACGTCCGTAGAGTGAGAGCGGCCATCCGCGGTTCACGTTCGTCAGGGTGCGGAACGGTGCGTCGTTACCGACCGCGACGAAATCCGTCGTGATCGTTAGCGTCGTTTCGAACACGCCATCCTGATCCTCGTCGGTCTTTACCGTGAGCCCCGAGGTGACCGACGTTAGGTCGTCTATGTCGAGGATGGACGCGGTGCGCGGTATGTAGGTCCGGGTCGCCGACGCGGCGACGAACGTCCGGCCCGTGTAGTTATCGACGAGTGCTTCGGCGGCAGAGATCGCCGCGTCGATCGCGTCGTCGTCCGACGTCGCCGCGGCGGGGATACCGAGCGACGCTTTCACGTCGGCGCGTGTCGTGTAGTTACTCACCGCTTCGCGGTCCGCTTACGCGGTTTCGAGGCTTTACGCGGCGCCGGGGCATCGGGTGCCGTGTCGTCTGCCACCGGCGCCGCGTCGGCGGGGAGGTCGCCGCCGAGCTTCGCGATCAGCACCGGGTCGGCGCCTTGCGCGATCAGGTTGTCGAGGTACTTCCCCATCGTGTGCCCTTTCGGTCGGTGTGGGACCCCGCCGCGAGAGGGCTACACGGGCGGGGCCCCACTAGGTATGTCAGAGGGTGGCCGCGAGGAGCGTGCCCTGGACCTTAGCGACACCCGTCGGATAACGCCCGGCGGTGAACGCCGAATAGCCGAAGGCGACCATTCGTGTAGTCAGGGTGCCGGAGCCGACCGACTCGTAACGGAGCATAAGCGGCGACGCTGCCTGCTCCATAAGCACCAGGTCGGCGCGGTTCGCGACGATAATCGCGTCCTCGTCCGTTCCGGCGCCGAGGTTCGTCGGAATACCGGCGTCGACGACGACGGGGATCCCGGCGATCTCACCGGCCGCGGTGCCGTAGGCGCCGGGGTTGCCGATCGCGAAAATGTTCTGGCCGCTCTGGCCCTGGATTCCGGCCAGCGGACGGTTCGACGAGTCGAGTCCGGCGGTCAGATACGCCCAGCGGCGCGGGTGCATCACAATAATGTCGGGCTGGACGTACCGGTTCGCGGACACTTCGGCGATCGCTTCGATCACCGCCGAGAATGTTTCGACGGCGGTCGGGCTTGCGTCGTCCTTGTCGACGTCGCCGATCCCGGAGGTGTTCAGAATGCCGAGGTGGGTGCCGCTTGTCCCGTCGCCGTTGATCACCGACGCGTTCACCGCGGTGTGGTAGGCCGACACGAGGTCGGAGGCGAGGAGCCCGTCGACGCCGGTGCCGCGTTCGAGGGCCTGGCGTGACACGTCGACCATGCCGGAGAACGTGCGGACGTTTACGGTCAGCAGCGTGTCGTCGGGGGTGGCCTCGGTGACCGCGCCGTTGTCGCCGTCCTGCGCCGCGACCGACGAACCGGTGGTCATCCGTGAAATGTTCACGGTTAGACCGCTCTGCGGGAGCGGGAGCGCGTTACAGACGTCCATCGTGTTACGTCCGGCGCGGAGGAACGGGGCGGCGAGCCCGGTCAGGTACTGCGGGACGACGAGACCGGCGAAGTTCGCCGACCCGCTGTCGCGCATCTCGGTGGCCATTTCGTGTTGGTGACGGTTGAGGCGTTCGCGGGCGATCTGATCGCCGTGGAACTCGGCCGCGTAGGCGTCACGGAAGAACGACACGTCGGCGCCGTCGCGGTAGGTGAGCGGTTCGCTCTTCACGTCGACACGGTTCACCGGGGCCTCGCTTTCGGGCTTGTCATCGGGGGTAGCGGCGACCTCGGCGCGAATCTTCGCGGCTTCGAGGTGTGACACCTGGATTTCGCGGAGATCGGCGATGCGGGCGTCGAGAGCGCGGGCGCGCTCGGTCAGGTCGGCGAGGTTCTTATCCTCGGACTCGGTCAGGTCACGGGTCTCGTCGGCGGCACGGTCGAGCACCGCTTCGACGGCGGTGGTGATCTCGGCGCGCTCGGCGACCAGTTGGTCGAGCAACTTCACGGGCGGGGTCCTTTCGGATCGTTGGGTTCCGGGTGACGGTGCCCTTGCGGTGCCCGAGGGCGGCGGCGCGGGCGGCGGCCTGCCCGTATGTTACACACCGGTCAGCGGTCGGCGTTGCGTTCCCGTTCGACGAGTCGGGCGGCCCATCGGCGCGCTCGGTCACGGTTCGCGCGTGACAGATCGCCGCCCCATAGGAGCCAGGCGACCTGTCCGGGGGTCGGCCGGTTGCGTTCACCGGCGAGATACGCGTCGGCGTCGGCGGTGTCGAGGTCTTGCGCGTGTCGTGCGAACCAGGCGGCCATCCGCACCGCTTTGTCGAGGTCGACGAACCCGTCGGCCATCCGGCCCGCTTCGCGGACGGTCTGCGCGGTGACGTTCCCGGCGAACTCGCGGAGGTTGAGCCCGCGGCGCGCGTTCGACGCGACGTACTCGGGGACCCGATATTCGGGCATTAGTCGACCGTGGTAAAGATTCGGAGCGATTCGGTGCCGGATGCGACAATCGCCCACAATTCCTGTCCGGCGCCGAGTAGCCCTCGGATCGGCGCGGTGTGCTTCACGATCGGGAACCCGTTCGCGTCGGTGACGGCGTCATCGTCGCCGAGGTAGACCGTCGTGTTCCCGACGATTTGGAGAAACACTTCCCGGTTCAGGTTGTCGGCGTCGAGAACTTTCGTCGCCGTGTCCGTGACGGTGTGCGCGAAGTAGTTCGCCATCATTCACCGCCGCGGATGAGGTGCCGGTATTTCGCGAGGCGGGGCACCTGGTCGGCGTCGTCAGGGTCGAACTCGCGGACGCTAATCAGCCGGGCGTCGTCATATGCGGGGGTGCGGACGAACCCGACGTGATCGAGACGGACTTCGACGCGTTCGCGGAGCGGACGGCCGTCGAGTTCGAGGGAACGGGTCCGGACCGGGACGAACCCGACGGAGAACCCGGACACGAACCCGTCCTCAGCGAGCGCGCGGGCCTCGTCGGCGCGGGCGGTGCGGGCGAGCAGGAAGTCGGCGACGATCCCGTCGGGGCGTTTCTCCCATTCGACCGCGCGGCCGATCGGCATCCGGTCCGTGGCGTGTTGTTCGAGGAGCGCGATCTTCTGGCCGCGTTCCCGAATCGTCTTATCGAACGCGGTCTGTGCGAACCGTTCGAGGTAGGCCCCGGCGTCGTACACGGCGCCGAACGGGGCGACGAGCCCGACGAGGTGATGGCCGTCTTGGTCGTTTCGGATTTCGAACCCGGAACCGTCGACCTGCCGGGTGTGGAGTTCACTCATTGGGGAAGTCCTCTCGGTTTCCGTCGGTTAGGTCCTCGGCGATTCGTACCTCGTCGACGGTCAGGAACCCAGCGGCGAGCCCGATCTGGTATGCCTGGAACCGTTCGAGGGTGTCGGCGCGTAGGAGGTCGTCGAGGACGAACCGCGCCTCCTGGCCGCGCGGGAGAAGTAGCGACAACGCTTGCTCGACGCGTGAGAGCCACGGGCGGAGCGTGTACCGGGTGAACTGGATCGAGTCCTGCTGGACGTTCGAGTAGGTGAGCGAGTTCCCGGAGGCACCGGCGACGCCGACCATGTGCGGCGGGACGCCGAATAGGGTGCATATCTGCCCGGCGGAGTAGCGGCGCGCGTCGATTAGTTCGAGGTCGTGCGGTGTGAACGACAACGGCTTGTAGCGGATGCCGTTCGCCAGTACCGCGGGGGTGCGGTTCCGGCCGCCGTTCTTCTCTGTCCACCCCGCTTTCAGCGCGTCGGCCTCGTCGCGAGTTATGTCGGCGTCGACTTCGAGAACGCCGACGGGGAGCCCGCCCGAGTCGTACACGTTCGCCGCGCATTCTTCGGACGCGATCGCGAGGCCGAGGGTCCGCCGGTGATGTTCGATCACGGATAGCCCGCGGACGCTTCCGGGCATCGTTAGCCCGCGGATGTGCAGAATGTCTTCGGCGTCGTACACCTGCCCGGCGACGTGGTATTGGACGACGGCGCCGTTCGCGCGCATCTGGACCGCGTCGGTTGCGAGCAGCACCGCTTGCCGCGGGTAGCCGAGGGCGTCGCGGTCACCGAGGAGCCAGTACGCGTTCCCGTCGATGAGTAGCGACGCGATGGTCGATGCGAGCATGTCGACGCGTGTCGTCGTCCGGTCGGGTTGTGTCAGTATGGCCGGGTTCGGGACGATGCGCTGACCGTCGCGGAACGCGACCAGGGGGAGCGCCGCGATGCTGTCCGAGATGAGTTGGACGCACCGCCAGAGCGCCGGGATGCCGAGCGCCGTGTCGGCGGACACGTTGAGCGGGCCTTGCGTCGGTTGGAGGTAGTTCGCGGTGGGCAGCACGAACGGGAACTCGGCCGCGCGAGTTTCCGGGCGTCGACGCGTAAATAGACCCATGCGGTCAGAGTATCACGGGCCGAGGCTTCGGCGTGTTGCGATGTTTCGCCGCATGGTAGGCGATCGTCGCGGCGTGTAACGGCGACAGATCAGCGCGCGGGTTCATTCGAGCCCACAGCCACGAGTGACCCATCGCGCGTTTCTCGGCGACGGCGATCGCGGCCGACAGAACGTCGGACGGTCTGACGAGCATGGTCCCGGCGATTATGTCGTCGTAGAAAAGGTTCGCGGCGAAACATGTGTCGCGGGTCGTGTACCGGACCGGGACGATCCGCCGTTGTTCGAGCGTGTCGGCGAGCATTCCGGCGGGCCCGTAGGCGTCGAGCGCGATCGGTGCGTCGTGACGGTCGACGAGTTCGGCGATCCGGTCGGGGAGCCAGTCGACGTTCGGCCGGTTGTCGACGAGTTCGAGGTGGCCGCGTTCGTCCGCTGCGACGATAGACGCCGCCGATCGGTCTAGGGTGACGTCGACGGCGAACACGATCCGCCCGTCGGGTGTCGCGTTTCCTTGTACGGCGTCCCAGGCGGCGACGGGGATCACCCGCTCTT